GGGGGGGGGCCCCCGGGGGTTACCAGAGGTCGTTGGGCATGATGTTGTGATCGGGATTTGATTGTTCGTGGTCAGGCTCAGTACGGAACTGTGGTGTAACTACGTTACACACACTGGTTCCCTTGTACCCGTTGGGTTCTGTGAAGTGGTTCCCGAGGGTGGTTCCCGTGTTGAGGGGGTCGGGGGTTGGCATTTGGCGGGCTTGGACGGCTCGGGAGATTGTGGTTTTGCGGGCGAGTGTGATGCCTTGGGCTTTGGCTTGCCGGATGATTTCGTTGGTTCCTAGTTCTTTGGGGTAGCCGAGTTCGTCTAGGCGTTTGGCTAGTGCGATCTCTTGGCTGGTGAAGCCTGTGCGTTCTTTGGTCTTGAGTCTGATGGTGATGGTGTCATCGAAGTCTTCCACGATGAGGTCGATGGTGTCTGGTACCCAGCCGATACGGGTGTGGGTGCGTTTGAGTCTTAGGCCGTCATCTGTCTTGGATAGTTGGAAGACGATGTCCACGTCGTCGTTCTTGGCTGATGACCCTCGTTGACCTAACTTGGCGTTCTTGCCTGCGTGGTCGGTGCGCACACATGCTACGCCTTCACGCTTGAGGGCTAGGCCTGTGGTGCGGGCAAACTCACGGTAGGAGTCTGCTGAGTTCTCTTCACCGTCGATGGCACGTCCTGTGGTGTCAATCACGACAACCTCAGCCTTGACCAGCCTGATGAGGTGCATCAAGGCTGATGCTCCTTCTGGTGTGTTGAGTGGTGGCAGTGAGGGAATGATGGCGTAGTGGAAGTGGGATAGGTCGTCGTCTTCTGTGTAGCCGAATTGTTCTAAGCGTTCGTAGAGATCGGATTCAATCATTTCGTAGTCGAGATAGAGACAGTTGACTGGTGGTTGTGCTGCTTGGCCGAAGATCGGTTTGCCTGTGGCAAGAGCTGCTACAGCATTCAAGGTGAGCCATGACTTGCCTGTCTTGGCTCCAGCGAAGATGGCGGTCTGTCTGCCTCGGGCGATGAGTGGTTTGCATATCCAGTCTTCTGTGGTGTGTTCTTGTGTCCAGAACTCTTTCCAGTTGACAAGCATGCCAAGCATTTCGTCGCCGGTGGGGATGGGTGGTAGTGGTTCGGCTTGGCCGTTTGGGGTGGCTAGGTAGGCTGTGGCTGCTTGTTTCCAGTTGCCGTTGTGGTCTCGGGCGGCCATGTAGCCGAAGCGGTTGTATCCGCCTTCTGGTAGCCAGGGGATGCTGGAGGTGAAGACGATGAGTGCGTCATTGCCGTTGTGGCCGATGGTGGCTGACGTTCCGTCTCGTGGGTCTTTGCCTGGTCGAACCCAGTGTTGTTCACCGTGTCGGTCGGTCTTTGCCAGTGTCCAGCCGTCTCGGGTGAGTAGGTCTTCCCATGTGGTTTGTGCGTTGTATCGGGCTGATGGGGTCGTTGGATCGTTCAGGAAGGTGTCTGATACGTCTTTGGGCTTGACCATTGCTGGTTGGCTGGTGAGGAGCGTTAGGAGCCATTGTGGTGCGTCTGCGGGCTTCCTGTCTGAGGGTGAGTGGCCGTCTTCCCATTCGTAGCGTTTGCCGTTCGGGTGCAGGGTTGGGTGGGCTAAGACTTGCCCGCCTTCACCACGAATGTCTAGCCCGACACCCAGCCGTGAGCCTGCGTCGTTTCTAATCTCGACTGGTGCATAGAAGTACAGGTGACGACCACCAGTGCCAGTGATTGCCTCAACGGTGTCAGGCAACTTGCCGTACCGTTCTTCCAGGTCGTGGAGCGTGTCTGAGCCTCGGTACTGCTCACGATCATCCACATCCACCACAAACACCTGCCCGTGCTGTGTCCGCCCTGTCGCAATACCGATACCAAACGTGGCGTACTCCCCACCCCACCAAGCCTTGATGGTGTCAACGTCTGTGGTGGCTTTCGTTTGCCAGGCTTCGATGCCAGGGTATTTGTGTCCAGGTTTGATAGGGATGACCCTGATGCCCTTCTGGGCGTAGCTGAGCGCGATGTCTAGTGTGTTCATCCAATTACCTTGTGCCATTCGTCGTGGTGATATTTACAGAGTCGAGATGTTGGCCAGAGGTCTGCATCTAGTTTGAACTTTCGTTTCGGTGCCCAGTGATGTGTTTCAACAAGATTGTGAGGTGAGGTGCAGCATTTGACTTCGCATGGTTTCACTTCGCATCGTGGGCATCCTTGACCGAGACAGAGTTGGCATCGTTCATCAATGACTTCATCAATGCTTTGACCCATGAACTCCCATTCGCTCATCGAGATGAACTGGGTTCTGCCATCGCAGTTGGTGCAGCGACGGTAGAGATGTGTGACGTTACGGTTGCAAAGACGCTGAACCCAATCTCCTACACAGTTGATGTTGCATTTCCTGCATCGGTACTCGTTCATACCTTCTCCAGATAGTCATCAAACCATTCAGGCCATATCTCAAACGGATGTTTGCCCAGCATGATTGCATAGCGGTCAGCCATGTATTCGGTCAGTTTGCAGTCTTGGTTCCTCCACCGAACAATCGTCGCTCTTTCTAGACCGAAGATGTCGGCGATGAAGTTTGCGGTCGTGTCCGGTGGGAACTGTTCAATCAATCTGATCGCTGGATACTTCCAGCCTGACATCAGTCGTTGACGTATTCGGTGTCGTGCTGATGACCGTAACTGGTCACCGAATCATCCACATCTTTGAATGCGTCTGCGAGCTGTGTGATCTCCTCATCGGAGAACAGGTTGGCTTTGGGAACAATGCAGTACGCCTGTTGCGCGTCGTGTGTTTCCATGTCGAGCGGGTCGATGCCTGTGGCTTCGATGTGGTCTTGTACCACTCCAAGGATTGATCCGATTTGTGTGGCCGTGATGATGACATCACCTGGCAAGGTTTCATCCCAGTTGATCCGTATGGTTCCGAGGTGTGTGTTGATGTATATCTGTTTCATGAAGTCCTCCTATTGGTCTTCTGTGGGATGTTTTGGTTGGAATGGTTCGCAGTTGAACCCGTATGACTTGCCTTTGCGTTTGCCTGCAACGCGATAGGTGATTGGTTTTCCTTTCCGTGTGCGTGAGTGTTGCTTCTTGTTGATCAATGTTTCAAACACTTGGAGTGCTTCCCATTGTCGATCCATGCCACCGTGAATGAGTGCCTGGCTTAGCAGGTCACAGCAGGTGCGCAGATTGAGATTGTCCAATAGCAATCCGTCTGTATAGATTTTTTCTTGTCTGTCCATTTCGCAGGGTTCCTTTTTGTTAGTCGTCTTCTGTTATCTCAAACGATCTAGCGATACGGTATTTCTCCGCAGCACTAGCCGATTCGAGGAGTCCGAGTGTAGTTGACGCGGTTTGGTTCTTCAGGGTTGTAATCCAGAATGATGGTTGACCTGCTGCACGTTGCACTGTTGCGATCACAACATAGGCATCGCACATGCCTTCGGTGCAGGCATCAATGTATTCTGCGATTGGGTCTTCAGTCATCGTCTTCCACTCCTCGATCTCCGCACAATGGTTTAGCAGGTATCGGCTGTCTGCACGGGCATGGGTTGTTCCGTCTACCGAATGTCGTCATGGGCTTCGCTTGCTGTCCGATATTCGCTGTGGCTTCCTGCCATCATGCGACCTTCTGGGGTGATAGCAATCCATGTTGGTGCGTCAGGATCACACAAGCAGCCTGTGACACGTTGCGGATCGTGACGGATCAACGACTGACACTTCAAACATTTGGCTTGGAGAATCATTGGGTATCCATTCGTAACGCATGCAACATGCCATGCAGCTCGTTGACTGTGTCGGTCAGTCGTGCCACCTGCACTTCTAGGAGCGCAATGGTGTATCGCTGTTCAGCAATGGTGAACTCGTGGTCGATGGATTCTTGTTGCATTGTCTTCATCCAAGCCATCAGCGTCGTTCCATCAGGATCGGTGGTGACCAGGTTGAGTCCCATGCTGAGCCAGGTTTGGTGGCGACACGAATGAGGCCGTCTGAGTCGAGCATGACGAGGAGGTGGATGCCTCCGGCGATGCCTGCTGCTGTGATGTCGTAGTTTTGGATTTTGCCTACCCAGCGGGCTTCGCCGTCTCGATCTGCGAGAACGGTGACGGTGTAGGGCGCGTCTGGGAATGTGTCAGCTGCGGTCATCGTAAGCCTCCAAATGTTTGTTGATTTCTCGCAGAAGGTTCAACTCGTATTTGGTTTCTTCTAGTTCTTTTTTGACGGCTGCAAGTTCGCGTGACAGTTCCATGCCCATGCGACGTGATTCGCGTAGGTCTTGTGACAGGCCATAGGTGCCTTGCTGATATCGGGTCACAGTTCTGCTCCTTGGGCTAGGTAGACGCGGAGGCGTGAGATGTCTGAGTGGGCTTGGGTGAGTGTCACTTTGCAGGCTTCAAGTTCTTTGAAGAGTGAGTCGGCGGTGTCTCGGTAGTTGTTGCGTTCTTCGGTGACACGTTCAAGTGCTGTGTGGAGTTCCGATACACGGATTTCCAGTTCAGCAAATTGTAGGGCTAGGTCGTTCATTTGGGTTTGCTCCTTTTGGCTAGTTCTAGTTTGAGTGCTTCGATGGTTTTGAATAGTCGTTCTTGGTCACCTTGTCCGACCCAACTGCGTTCTAGGAATTGGATGGCGTTGATGATGTCTTGTTTCGTCATCTTGGTCTTTCTTGGATAGTTGCTCGACGGGATACCGGTGTTGGGGGTGGTGGTATCCCGCCGAGCAGATCGGGTTATCGGTTTACCACATTGATTCGGAGTCGTCCTTGGCGGCTGCTTCCACTTTGGCTTTGAATAGTTTCGGTGCGTTGAAGCCTTTCTTGGCTTCTCCGAGTCCCGTGAACTTGACTGACAGTGTGGTGCCAACCATTGTGGTGACTCCTGCTGCGGTTGCTGCCTCTCGTACCGCCTTCACCATATTTCCGCGCGCCCACAAATTGCCGAAGCCGTCTGTGGTGGAGATGGTGAATACGAAGACGTAGCGGGTGTCGCCGTTGTCCCATGTTTTGATGTTGCCTGCTGGGTCACGGTCTTCAAGTTTCTTGACCTCGATGACTTTGCCTGTGTGGCTGTCTCCTGGTGTATCAAACTTGAGGGCGGGATATTTGTTCCCACCTTCGCTAAGGAATATGTCTGTCATGATGCTTTCTCCTGTATCTGGAAGTTGTTGGATTTTGGGTTGTAGATGAGATGCAGGTCGTCATCCTTGATTCGTGCGCAGATGCCTTTGAACAGCAGTGCTTGACGATGGTCAAGGTTGGCTAATGCTTCTCCTGCTTTGGTGTATTGCTGTTTCGTGATGTGCGAGCAGATGCCCACCACTAACTCTGCATCGTATTGTTGATCCAACATCAGACACAGGATGCCTGTGGCGATGTCGATTCTCCGATGAGATTTCACTGCATGCAAGCCGATTGAGCGGCCTGCTGATGCAGATTCAATAATCAGGTCAATGTATTTCTGACGTGTTTGGGATGGTAGTCCTTCAATGGTTTGACGGATGTGCCGGAGCGCAGTCATCTCATGATGTTGCACTTCGTAGATGGTGCCTTCGATGTCGTCAATCATCCTGGGTACGCATCTTTCGGATTGTCAAAGCCTGCGATCTTGCGTGACTTTGGCTTCGGCTTCGTTGGGTCAGGTTCAAAGAACGGTGACGAATGATCTGCCTCAACACGCTCAATGGCTTTGATCAGCGCATCCAGTTGATCGTTGTCGCAGTTCTGTAGTTTCGGCACGTCAGCAGGCCAAGCAAGGATGAGGAGGGCTTGGGCTTCTTTGGTAAGTGCGCTGATGCGTTGTTTCACCCATAAGGCTCGTGCTGTCATTGCGGTGTTACCTGATGCGATAACGCCTCCAGCCTGTGGCTTCGGACTGGCCACAGGCTGGTCGGCACTCCGCTTCTCTTCGGAGAACTTGTAAGGCTTGAATAGGTCTTTGCGTTTGCGCCATTCACGGGTGGCGATTGACATGTTCAATGCGTTCAATCCTGCGACCAGGTCAACGCTGTAGAAGCTGCATGTTGCTTCGCCTGCTGGTAGGTGGCAGATGATGCCTGTGGTCTTGTCGATGTCTGGGAGCGGTTTGCGTTCACCGGTGCGCCAGTCATAAATCCATTCAGCGTTCGCATACGCAGCCAACTGCACCGCTATCGAACCGTATGAATAGGACAGGTCGGTGCCTGTCTTCAAGTCAAAGATGACTAAACGACCGTCACGCAACTGCACGATGCGGTCAGCGGTGCCAGCGTATTGAAGTTCGTCGTTGATCAACAACACTTCAATCCACTCAGCCTGCATGCGCATATCCCATGCAGCTGTTGCCGCAACATACGTCTCGATATCGGCTTGCAATCCTTGCAAGATTTGTGGTTTCAAACCTCGATCAATCTGCTCTGTGATTGCGTGTAACGCTGTACCAAGATTGGCTCGGCTGTATGCGCCTGCTGCATCAATCGCATCTTGTGCGATCTTGTTCATCTTGGAACGATCATCCAACGCGGTTGATGCTTGCGCAAGCAAGTCTGGTCGTTGAACAATTCCTGTCAACGCCATTCGTGTCTTCCAATCAGCAAGTGAACCCGTGTCATCGAGTGTCTTGGCGATTGTTGTAACTCGGGTGTAGCCAAGTTCTTTCCCTGTGTCAGGGTGTTGAATCTTGTATCGACCCCAGCGGTCTTTGGGTGCTTCCTCAGTGAGGAAAGTATCGGCGGTCATGTTGCAGGGACTCCTTTGTGTTTTGGGAATTATTGGAATGGTCACCATAGCAGACGAATCTGCTCTGGTCAGGTATGCCTACTTGGGGGGTGTATCAGGGTTGATCATCAAGTCAACTGTGGTCATCAGTTCCGCCCAAAGATGGGCAGGCATGATCGCATACCAGTCATCCACATCTGTTGAACCACGCCTCTTGGCAATGACCAGACCAGTCCAAGCCTCAGCGTTCTCCATCTCCACTTCCAACTCGCCAAGCCAACCAGGGATATCAATCGACTTGCAGTTCTTGACCTCAATGCACACGCCAGGGATGCCGTCAATGTCGCCTCGATCATCTGTCCAACCGGCACGACTGCGTTCAGCATTCACCCAACCCCAAGTGCGCAACCATTTCGCCACAGCCAACTCAGCTGACGAACCTTTGCGCTTCTGTGGTGATGTCATATTCTTCTCCTCGGCTTGTTTGGTTTCCTTCGGCCGCGTTCAACAGTAGTTGTCCCAGCCCACACACCATACTCCTCGTTATCTAACGCAAACTGCAAACACGGTTTGCGCACTGGACACATCGCACAAATCTCTTTTGCTTTGCGTATAGATATTGATGAGCCTTCGTTGAAGAACAAGTCCAGCATCCCTCGACATCGGGCTTGGTCTTGCCATTTCGGTCTGTCAGGTCTGAAGACACCTTCACCTTCAGACCACAGATCAACGACATGGCCGTTGCTCATCGGGCAGTTGGATGACTGTGTCGGGCGTTGAGTTGTGCGCGACGTGCAGCCACAAGTCTTGAACTTTTGACTGCACGAGCCTCACGCTTCTGCTCGCGTGATGGTTGCGATATCCAGTAGTGAACTGCACCCAACGCAACAACATTGATTCCCATCCAAACAATCCAATCTGCTCGGCTGGCAGGTTCGGCATCTGGTAGGTCTTCTGCTGATGGCATGAACATCATCACCCAACCGATTGCGATCAGTGCTGTTGTCCAACCTATTTTGATTTTGTTTCGCTCCATGTTTCCTCCTTGTAGTAGGTGTTACAAAGGTAGGACATTGGTGGCACTTAGTGGTGGATGGTCACCAACCGCCAGGTGGAGGAGTCCAAGGTTGCCAGCCTGCGATCTTGAACAGCACCAACCCAGCCTTCAGGTTGGTTAGGGCATCGAGCAGTGGAGCTTGTTCGCAGGCAATACCGGCAAGGCAGACCGCAGCTCGGTCGTTGCGTTCAAGGTTGTAGTTGACTCCGTTGATCTGAAGCAGACCCGAATCCGACTTGTTGGTTGCCTTTGTGTAGCCAGTGATGTTGCAGTTCTTGTCAACAATCGAGGAGCCGATACGGTTCGGGCATCCACCAGATTCTCGGAGGATGATGTGGCCTAGTTTCGCCCAGGTCTTGCGTGGCCATCCTGCTTCTGCTGCGAGGATGGGGAGCCAGCTGATGTCGCCGTGTTGGAACACGATGCGAGGCTGGTCTTCTTTGAGGTGTCTTGGGATGCTGGTGTGGGTTGGGTGGGGTTCGGGGGCTTGGGTGGCTTTCGCTACTCCTAAGCCGAAGGTGAGTGAGGATATGGATATGACGATTGCGGTGATGCGTTTCAATAGTTTTCCTTCCGTTTGTCCGATATATAACCCGCACCCAAGGAGGGGAGATGCGGGGGATGTTCCATGCGCCCGCCGAGGTCGCAGAACGATCCGTCCTTTAGCCTAGTCGGTTGGGTGGTGATGAACTATCTTTTGCGAACCCTACGGAATAAGGGTTTCAGGACTGCAAACCTTGATTCCACGCACCATCAGCACAGGAATGTGGAGAATGTGATCGAGGTCGCCGTCCTCGGTTTCGGATTGGTACACGGTGACATGATCTTTCTTTCCACCATCACAGGTGGCCAACAGGAACCCGCATGTCTTGATGATGTATTCGTCTTGGTCAATATCCGTGATCGGTGTCCAGCCAATGCCACCAGAATGCGTGTCAGCCCACGTCACCAACACAATCGGATTCATGACTTGCCTGCCAAATAATCTACGCCGCGCCACCTTGCCCAGCCGTCACGGATGGGTACAAGTTCAAGGTTGAAGTCGCCGTCACCAGGTTCATACTCGACAACTGCCAAGCCTTGTTGCCAGTCTTCTGACCGGTACAAGGGTCGGCCATCCAAGTCGTGGCCTCCGCGTGTGGATGGCACTGCACCGTCGGTTCGTGCCAAACAGCCAGGCGATGCAGCCAAGATCGTTCTCGCACCGTCATAGTCATCTCTAGTCCGTTCAGCCCATTCGCGTCGGTGGATGTGGCCGAAGATGACTGAGGTCTTCTGTGTTGCCAAATACTTGTGAGCAGTCGAGCCACCTGATGCAACCTTGTCGCCGTGAATAACGTGCAGGCGTTCATTCACCCAATGAACTCCAGTTGGGTAGCCGCTCAGATATTCAACTTCTGACTCGTCAAGCCTGCACAGATATGGCACTGACATCACAGGCCAGTCGTGCGGTGTGTGTCCACGTCGAAGCCCGAAGGCTGCGGAGGCTGAGTCAAGGATCATGTTGCCCAGGCGTTCCTCGTGGTTGCCTGCTATCCAGATGATGCGGGCTTTCGGTGCGAGCGTTCTGATCTGGGCGCATAGTTCGGTGGCACGGTCGATGGCGGCTTGGGTGGTGCGGGCGAACGCTGGGGTGTAGCGATATTTGCCAAACTCGCACAGGTCAAGGTTGTCGCCAACCAATACCACTTGTGAGGGTTTGGCTGCTTTGACGATGGCTAGTGCGCAGGTGATTGCGTCTTCATCGTGGATGGCTTCAAGTGTGCCGTTGGCTTGATGGAAGTAGCCGATCTGCATGTCAGGCAGAATCACAGCCTTCTCGTAGACACCGACGGTGGGTGGTTGGATGTTGAGTTTGGGGACTGCGTACCGTTTGCCTGGTGTTACCACTGGCCATGCTGGGGTGATGCCGTTGCGGATGGTGTCAGCGAGAGACATTGGTTGCCCGATATCTGGTGATGATTGAGCCGTGCAATGTTATCCCTCGCGCTTGGAGGGCTTTGATGATTTGGGCGGGTGTGATCGTTGGGTCGATCAGGGCTTCTAGTAGGTCTTTGCCGTCTTGATCGTTGAGTCCAGCAACGATTTCGCTGATTCGGTCACGCCTTTTTTGTGGGCTTTCTTGCCGTATTTCGTTGAGAAACTTGCCCACTGTTTGTCCCCTTGAGATGCCAGTCGATGTGTGAATCCAACTTACTGTCAATCTTGTTCACATTTCCACCGATGGTGCGAATTGCTTCCATCACCGTTGCGTGGTCATCGTGGTTCTCTTTGCGGAACGCCATCATCAGCGTTGTCAACACGGTGCCAACCAAGCCGATCAGAGCTGCGAGAACAATTCCCCAGTCCATCATGCGGGAAGTGTCGCTTCGTAATCGAGGACGGCTTGAGGCATCGCTTGACCTTCAGTGAATCGAATGTGCCAAGGCTCAGCACCAGGCATCTCCACAACCTCATGGCTGAAACCGAAGCGTTGCTCGTTGGCAAGCAGCCAGTCCATCACTTTCTTGTTGCCGGTATTCGCAATGTCAATGGCGATACCAAGCATGTGACGTGAGCAAGTCTTGGGGTCGTCGTTAGGTGCAGCGAGTGGGGCGTTGCCTGGCTTGAGATACCACTTCTCACCGTTCCAAGTGCGTGTCGTAGCCCCAGCCAACGGTGCCTTCTGGTAGCGAGTCACGAACCCTGCTCGTTGCTGTTCGATGCTGCGGAAAGTATCCCCACTGCTTGTCGGTTTCAAGATGACACCTTCAGCCTTCGCTGCTGCAATCATTGCTTCAACTGCACGAGCTGCACAATGGTGCATCATTCCGCCACAAGACAGTCGACGCAACATCGGTGTCGTTATCTCGGACGGCTTCTTGCCTTTGAGATGTTCACAGAACTTGATCGGCACCACAGGCCAAGGCATCTTGGTCATGGCTACTTCTTCTTTGCGCCGAACGCCTCGTTGATTTCTTCAATCGTCAACTGACCATCGAGAGAGGCTTGAGCCAACTTCTGCACAACAGTGGCGACAGCAGCGAACCCAGCCAACACAGCCGACTTCCATATCTCTAGTTCCGGTGCGATCACAGCAGAACCGCCAACAATGGCGAGGGCTGACGAGAGGAACACAGCCACGATACGGCCTGCGACATCTTGCATCTTCTTCATGACTTGTCTTCTTTCTTGGTTAGTGCGCCAACCAAATGAAGAGCCAATGTCCCAACCGTCACCCAGATGGCAAGTTGCTGGGTGAACCCAGACAACGTGCCAATCGTAATGATGGATGCGCCGATAGTCCAGAGGAGTGCGTGAATCTCGCCCCAGAATCTCATTGTCGTCTCCGTAAAGTAGGCGCAGGACTTGCCGCTAATAGTACCGCACCCAACGCAACTAACGCACGACGCTCAGACACAGGGATGCGTGAATCAAACGGCACATAACTATCGGCGAACCCTGAGAAGATATTCAACACCGACTCAAACGCTTGACGCACCGAAGGTGGTGCATCCTGCACCGCAGCCACCACCTCAGCAGCTTGCTCCACAGACAACTCATCCGTGCTGATCTCACTGAACAAAGCCTCAGCCTGAACGCTGGTGATGGCGGCAAGTACTTCAGGGCTAGAGACGAATGCGGCGGCTTGGCTGGTGTCTAGGTCTTTGGTGATGAGGTCGTCGACTAGGGCAACGATCTGTTCTTCGGTTGCTTCGGAGAGCTGTTCGATGACGGCATCAAACTGTTCTTCGGTCAAGGCTTCTTTCACGTCTGGTGGGGCTGGGACGGTCTCGGGTGGCGGTGGCGCGGTGTCGGGGATTGGGAGCGTCTCAGGGGCTTGTGGCGCTTCTGGTGGGCTTGTGTCGTCAGGCAACGGTAGGGTGACGGCTGGTTCTTCTATTGTGTCGGGAGGTTCGGGTGCTGTTTCTGGTGGAATTGGTTGTGTCTCTGGTGGTGTGGGTTCCGTATCTGGTGGTGCTGGCATCGTTGTGGGTGGTGGCTCAACCGTTGCAGGTGGCTGCGCTGGCGGTGGTGATACGGGTTCTGTGGTGGTTGTGGTTTCAACAACCGTCGAGGTGGTCGTCGTTGAAGTGGTGGATGTAGTTGAAGACGTTGTTGATTGTTCTGGCATGGTCGGCTCTACTTCTAGCAATGTTGTGGTCGGTGCGGAAGAAGTAGTTGATGCTTGAGTTGTTGTTGATTCGGCCACAGTCGTTGTGGACACCTCGCTCGTCGTTGTGGACACGGTCGCACTTGTGGTGAACGCCTCATCTGGCACAATCTCCCACTGACCGTCATCAATCTTCCAAGCCAACATGAGGCAGGCACCACCGCCATTCTCATACATCCACACCTCTAGTGGCAGACTGCCAGGCTCAAGACTGAGATTGCCTGACTGCCAAGCCGAACAACCCTGATCAGTCCACGATCCCCAAGTATTGCCACCAATAGTTGCTTCACCTCCGTCATCTGAAGCCAACCAGAACTCGATGGTCGTGTGTTCAGGAATCGTGATGAAGCCGGTCAGATGCACCATGAACAGATCATCAGGACAACCCTCAACAGGCTCACCGTCATAGCTGCGATTGATGTTGTTCTCAACCTCACTCGCACACAACGTGTACAGCGAAGTTGACTGCTGAGGTGGAATCTCGTCTACAACATAGTAAGAGGCATCCAAGCCTTGAACCGCATCAGCACGAGCAACGAACGGAAAGAAACCGAGAACTACCGCAGGGAGAACTATCAGCCAACGGGGGATGCGACCCACGACAACGAATCCTCATCCCAATAGAAAGCACCTTCGGGTTGCGGTGTCGGCGGTTGCCAATCATTATTCAAATCACGCGACCAAGACGCAAACGGTTGAGGAGCAACAAACTCATCAGCGTCCTCATCGTAAGTAAACCCTATTCCAGCGAACTGTTTTCTGAAGCCATTCGTTGCATTGTACGAAGTTCTCACACAACGCTGACCACGAAACGCACCATAGTGCGCCTCCCAATCAGACACGCCATCAACAACTTCATCTTCATTGCGACCAACAATCACCTCAGTCACAACATTGTTCTCATCTAGAAATGCGTAGTGTGCCATCAGAATGTCACCGTTCCTGTGCCTGCTGTAAATGTATAGACACGAAATCCCGAACGAGAAACAGTCGAAACAGAATATGTCAGACCAACATCAATAGAACTTATCGCGTCAAATGTGTTCGGATAAGCAATAATCACAACTCCCGAACCGCCAGAGCCGCCATTTTTGTCACTCAACCCGCCGCCGCCGCCACCGCCGCCGCCAAGATTGGTGCTTCCATTTGCACCATTACCTTCTGCCGTACCGTTTCCACCACCACCTGTACCACCAGCACCAGCACCCGAACTGAAAGCACCGCCGCCACCGCCGCCAGCGTAAGTTACCGAAGAACCAGTGATGCTAGATGCGGTGCCAGCACCACCAGCACCAGAAGTCGTACCGTTTGCATTACCGCCAACAGCATTTGCACCGCCACCACCGCCGCCGCCTCTGTTCCCAGTTTCGACATGACCGTTCCCACCTGTATTTCCTTGTGACGGACTTGTTGATGGTGTGTTGCCTGCTCCACCAGTTCTTGCTCCTGCACCATAGTATGTTCCGCTTCCACCGCCTCCCGAACCGCCGCTAGTACCGTTTGTCGAGCCGCCACCGTTTACGCCCGAACCACCACCACCACCACCAGCAGAAGTAATAGTGGAAAACACAGAGTTTGAACCTGAAGTGCCATTGACCGCATTGACAGTTGAACCTGCACCACCAGCACCAACAGTGACAGTCACGCTTCCTGATACAGCAAAACTTGCTGACGTTCGGAATCCACCTGCGCCTCCTCCAGCAGCACCAACATGTGCATCACTGTTTCTTGCAGAACCACCACCACCGCCACCAGCGACAACCAAGTATTCAACCGATGGAACTGTTGAATCAGCACCTACACCCGCAAGGAGTTGCATGGCTAGGCCTTGACGTTGCCGAGCATGACCCAAGCATCGGTGTCGATCTTGAGTACGGTGCAAACAGCGTATTGATCAGCGAGTTTCAACTTTGATCCAGCCGAACGGATCACAGCAGTACCACCAGCAGCAAAGGTTGCGGTACCGGTAGACAGATTCATGAAGTTGACTTGGTCACCGATAGCGAATGCGACAGAAGAGTTCGCTGGAATGGTGATGGTTTGTGCAGCAGCATTGCTGAGCGTGACAAGTTTGCCTACATCAGCTGTCCCGATTGTGTATGCGGTTCCAGTTTGTGCAGCAACAGCGATGAGACTGTTTGCAATGATGTTCATATTTGCAGCGGTCAGCACATCGGCTGGAGCGAATGAAGGTCTGAGTGCCATAGTTCTCCTATTGTAGTCCAACGGTTGCGTCGTCAAGTTGCGACTCGTCAAGTATAAACGGTGTGATCAACTGAATCTGCCCCAACCCGATATTCACTTCATGTCTGGCAGGGCTGAGTCGGTGTTGGATGGATTCGACGACCACATTCTGGGTGACCGTCAAGGGCGCACCAGACTCAAACACTCGGGTCACCGACAGAATATCACCAATCTCCAAAGCTGCAATCTGTTCCTGTTGGGCGGTTGTCAACATGTTGACCAGCACCGAAGCCTCATTGAACTTGACAACTGGCTCCGAGAACCGTCCCACTAGGTTCGTAGCCAAAGCCGACCCAGCCGCCTCAGTCGCCAACGGGATGTCTGTCAACGAGAAGTTCTTGATGCCGTACTCAGTTTGTGAAGCCGTCCCATTCGCGATGCTCGACACCGTCCCACCAGATATCTGAACTGATGCACGGTTGACCACAGTCTCAGCACCATAAAGATTTGACAACGACAAGATCGGGATTGCATTGACCGCAGTTCCACCCAAACTTGCCACAGCCGTCCCAAACGAAACCGACACCCTGGAATCAAACTCAATCAACCCAGAACGAGTCGCAAACAAACGGCCATCCTCAGCGAACTGCACAGCCTGCAAAGCAGCCAACGCATTCGTCGCATCCTCATAGGCAACCGTGCCACACGTTGCCACACCGGTAGAGATAGAACGCAACGCCGTAGACCAAGCCACCTCAGACCTGTTCAGAATTGTGTTCACACGATCAGAAGTCAACTCCGATGCAGGACTGAAACCGGTCAGAGTGGTCTGTGATATTTGTGCCAAAGCATCAACAGCCGTGATCGCAGCCGACGACAACTGTGGTTCCGCATAATCAATGTTCATGTCATAAATGAATCCAGTGAACATTGCTGCTGTTCCAGCCGAACCGCCATACACCTGCACCTGTCGACGTGGCGCAATACCCAACGAACCCTGATACCAAGTCGAGTCAGTGTTCAACGGATCAAACTGACGGCCAGACGCTTTATCGTCAGCGACGATCGAGCAGTTGCCTGCGTTGAATGTGTCAAGTTGGGTGGCACGGCCACGATTGATGTTCACCGATGTCACATATTCGGTGATATCCACAAAGTCTGTTGAACCATCCAGGGTGTCAGTGCCATTCAGTGTTGACGTGTCAAGAATAAACTGGTCAGACAAGAAGCCGACATCAAGCAACACCTTTACAGTTTCCCCCCACTTCATCAACTTCGCCATGACTAACGAACCCCGACAAAGTTTCCTATTGACCCGCCGTTCAACCTCAAATAGTCAGACAAATAATCGTTCAACTCCTGACCAATCTGAACACCAGAAGCACCCAAACCAGCATTGATCGTTACGTTCATCTGACCAGGATTATCAGCAAACGTCGCACCACCAGCATTCCCAGTCACCGTCGAAGGGACAGAACCAGCAAACGGTGCCATCGGGTTGTTGGCTGCAATCTTCGGATACAACTTCGCCAACTCACCCCGCTTCTCCTCAGCATCATTCAAACGCTCCTGAGCCTCAGCCTCTCGCTCAATAGAATCAGCCACACGCTCATTCGCCTCAGCCTGCTTCTTCTTCGCATCATTGACCGCAAGCAACGCCTCCTCATAAGCCTTACTGCCATCAGTCGCACCAGACACAGCCTCATTCAACAACTGCTGCTGATCCTTCAACTCACCAGTCGCATCAGTCTGATCATCAGTCGCATCCTTCAAAGCCAACTTCGCTTCAGCCAACGCAATCTCAGCCTCACGAATTGCTTGCAAAGAAGACTCAGGGTCTTTGCGAACCTTCGCCAACTCCAACTCAGCATCGGTTACCGCGAACGTCGACTGCTCAATCCGATACCCAGCCCGCTCAACCCCACGCTGAGCCTGATCCAAAGCCAACGCAGCTGCTTTCGCCTGTGGTGAACCAGCACCAAACCCAGCAGTGATCTGAGCCAAGTTCGCTTCCGCTGTGGCTAGATCAGCATCAGCCTGAGCCTTAGCCTCATTGGCTTTCTTTGAATCCTTCTGCGCATTCGTAAACGCCTTCGATGCTTTCGTCGAAGCCCGCATCGCATCCGTGTACTTCTCCAACTTCTGCTTCGCAGTTTCCACAGCCTTAGCCGCACCAGTCGTCGCCTTGTCCTTGTCCTCTTCCTCTTTGATACCAGTCCGAATGACTTTGCCAACACGCTCCGCGTTCCGAACCTGCTGTTCAGTAGTCCTGTTGCTCGCAAACTTCAACGCATCCAACTCCAACCGTGCCGACCTCACACCGTTAGCCAAATCCAGGAACAGTTGATCCGCGCCAGCAAGTTGCTCGTCAATACGGTCACCGATGTTGCTGGCCGTTACACCAACCGCAAGAGACTTGAATGCACCAACAGCGTTGAATGACGCTGCACTAGCAATAACTCCGACCTGACCCAACTTCTCAATGACATCAGCCAAACTGCGCAAGAACTCAAGGGTGGCAATGTACGCACCTTTCATTACCTCAATGGCTTTGATACCGAAGTCACCCATTGCAGCAATCGCAAACTCAAACGCCCGACCAACACCCTCCTCACCAAGGTTGTCAGCGAACGCTGTGATTGCAGGAACAATGTTGTCATTGATGAAACTCACAAACTCTTTGAAGTAAGGCAACAAGACCATGCCGACCTCAGTTGCAGCATCAGACAACGAAGCCTGCAAGATACGCATCTGGTTGGCAAAACCTTCCGAGGTTCGAGCGAAGTCACCCTGAGCCAAATTGGTATCTTTCAAAATCAACGCATAGGCGGCTTGAGTCTTGGCTGTGATGTCAAGCGCACCCTTGCCGCTATACAACCCCAGAGTCCTTGCTTCTTCTTTCAAGCGAACATCGTTGATCGCAACACCAAATCTCTTCAACGGTTCTGTTTCACCAGACAAACCTGAACGCAATGCTTGAATGGCATCTTCAATGCCGGTGTTGTTGAACGAAGCCAAGTCAGCAGCCAACTGCAACAACGTGGTTGACATCGTCGCAGCCTCACCCTGACCAATACCAAACGCCTGAATCAAGTTGCCGAACGTACCAGCAGCCTCCAACGCAGCCTGCTTCGTGATACCGAACGACGTTGCTGAAGTCTTCGCAAAGTTCTCAACAATAAACGCCGAGTCACCGAACACCGTGTTCACCTTCGACTGCGACTCCTCAAGATTTGATGCCTGTTGCACCAACTTGAACGAAGCCGCAGCCACAGCACCAGCCGCAGCAGTACCAGCAATCGCCATCGTCCTAAACGACGGGACAAGATTCTTCAACGCCGAGCCAACACCCTTCTCTAGTTGACCAGTCAACCCAGAGAAACTCTTAGCCATCTTTCCAATGCCAGTAGTCGCATCACCAATATCGGTAACAAACTTGACAACAAACGTGCGCTCACCAGCCATGCGCCAATTCTACTCGCCTGCCTCCAACCGCTGACGCAAAGCACGAAACTCTGTTGCAGCCGCCTTCCACTTCTCAGAACCTTCCAAACCTGTCCACGACCAAACCTTCGCAGGTTCATTCCAGAACTGCTCAGTGAATAAATACGATTCATGTCGACGCGCACGAGGCTGACGCACCTCCCGAGACTTGATCGGCTGAGGTTGCTCAACAACATCCCAACTGAAATCAGTATCCAACAACACGCCACGACCCTCATGAAACTCAAAGGTCTCACCAGGTGCATGCTGAGGAAGATAGAACAACCGTGCAGGGTCTTTCGTCTGTGGGTCACCAACAAGATTCAACCGCTCATGCAACCCCTGCCACACAGCCCGCCACAATGAAGCAGGCACACGCTCAGCCAAAGGCAACACCAAGTGATAGTGAGGATCATTATCACGATGCGAATAAGTTGAATACGCAAACCACTCCAACCCATCAAGCCTTGCCTCACGGAACGACTCACCGTCCATGTCCACCACCAACGCCTCAATGAACCGAACATTGCGATTCCCACGAGTGGAACTCGGGTAGTACTCCACCGGTGACCACAACGCGCCATCAGTCTTGACAGCGTTCTCCTCATGGAACGCCAACAACTCACGCAGCTGCTCCCAAGACGAAGCCAACGGCTTCGGATAGATTGACTTCACATTCTTGAACAGAACCGCCATGACCACCTCCCTACTCTTGAGGGTAGCGAACTGGCAGGAAAAGTCAAGTATCCAATTTATCCAGAACCCTCGTGATGGCATCTAGGTATTCCTTGGCGATTCGCTCCTTGTTCTTGGTGACCGCAGGCCAGAAGAAGTATCCTGCCGTGCCTCGATGTCGCAAGAACTGGCTTGTGTATCCCCCACCCTTACGACCCCTCCCAGCGACAGTTGGGGTTCCTTTGCCGAACTTACCGCCACCGAACTCCGCACCAAAGAACACGTCACCCCGAGTCACCTTGCGCTTGCGTTTACGGTTGGGGCGAGACTTGGAAACAAATGCACTCTTCTCAGACAGAACCGCAGCAGGTAAAGAATTGAACGACCTAGCCTTCATGCCCTTCATGACTTCAGCTGCTTGACTGCTTCGGGTGACTGTTGTTGCCTCAAACTTGGCGGCCACAATCAACAACTCAGCAACGGCCTTGGCTGCCGTGTTGGCTTCTTTCTTGAATCGTTCATCCGATTTGGCTAGTTCACGGATGAACTGCGTGATACCAACAATCTCAACGACAGTCTTCCCACCAGGAGGGAAACTAACTTGCCCTCCACGACCTACTGGTTTGATTGCCATTGGCTCAGACTACCTCTTCAGATGAATCGCTCTCCAACGAAGATAGGCGAGCATTGTGAAGATCATTCGTGGTGATTCTGCCAGCAACACTGATGGTGCAATACCTGTCTCGCAAGACAGGTACGCGATCATCCAGTGGGCTGACTGATCTCCAAAGGGACGATCACTGCTTCAGCAGCATCTCCCACTTCAAGCGATTCAATCTCATCGCACCATGATTCAAAGTCAAGGCCAGTCTTCTTCAAACGATGCTCAGCATGCCAACCCAAATATGCAAGGTCAGTCAATGTGAGTTCTGTTTCAAACTTGGCAACGCTTCGATTGAACTTGTTCTCAAACGCAATGAAGTCTGGGAACGCAGCAACAATCTTTCGTGACTTGTTGTCAAGCGCACTCGTCAATTCAAGTGCAATCTTCATGTATACCTCCGCAGGTAAGGGTTGTTATGTTGAAACTATGCGCCAGTGCCAGTCTTGGTGATTGCACCAGAGATCGGGTAGGTGATGCTGACCACTGCAAGGTCGCCCACCGCCCCTGCCACGGGTGTCCAGGAAACGGGAAGAGCATTGAACGCATACTGTGGGTTAGCAGACGAAGCAGCAGCAGTTCCGTTTGGCTTCACAGTCATTGGCACGGCAGTACCAGCAACGAACGCATCGTAGAACAACTTCTCGATCGTTGGGTAGTCCTGATGCAGCTCAAGTGTGACCGAGTTATCGATCAAGCCTTGGATGCGTGTCACAGCCGAAGAACCCATTGCTGTAGTCGCAACTTCCGCAGCAGTCGTGGACAAAGTGATTGATCCTACATACTGAGAAATATCGGTGTTAGCAGTACCGAAGGTGACTACTACGTTGGTGAGAACTTGCTTTGCCATTTGATGCTCCTGCCTTATCGGCTATCGAGATGAACTACTTCTGCTCGGCTGAGCCGATGCGATAACTCTACACGCACAAACCGCAAGCGGGCAACCGCTACTGATAGACGATGACACGGAAGTCCACCATCAGGTAGGTGGTGTCATTGCCTTCCATTGTGGAGATGTTTGAAGCCGACTCGACCAGTAGGTTCGCGACCGCACCACCCAACGTGCGATCCCCTTCCAAAGCGGCACGAATAGAAGTCGCACCCTCATAGGACAAGAACCCATCCAACGCAGCCTGGGCAGACCGTTCAGCTGACCGACCCACCACCACAGAGATTGTGAACGTGGAAGTGATCAGACCGCCACGCATCGCACCGTTGTAGGTGATGGTGTCTAGCATCGGCCAAGCGAACGGGGCGTTCAGATTGTCTGGCTGATAGGCATACGACCTTAGACCAGGAATCGTTGCCAGGCGAACCTGCAAACCTTCTTTGATCTGAGTGAGTGTTGTTGCTTCGTTCATGCGAACATTCGCAGCCGTCGATACGGTTCGACAAGTTGTGCCATGTCCGGATCAAGGAAACGAGAAACACGAATGGCACCCAAGTCACCGAAACCTGCAACACCAAGCGGTGAGTCATATCGTTTGAAGATTCGTGAAGCCTGAATGATTGTGGCCTGTGTGACAGGTTCAGGCACAGACGGCCAACCGAACACAGCAGTCACCTGAACCAAAGCCTGCTCACCATAGTTGCCGTTGACTGTTGGAAACAGATAGTCACCAACCGCACGAATCTTGTCATACGCCCACTGCAAACCATCCAAGCGACCATTCAACGGTTCCAACTGATAATCAGACGGCGACCAAGTCACATCAAAGTTGCCATCGGTAGCACCAGAAGTCTTCAACACAATCGCAGTTCCAGCGATGTCATCAATGCTGCAATAGAAATCATTCTCAGCCATATAGACCCGACTGGTTGCAGAACCAACAGACCAGAACTGGCGGTTGCAATATCCGTCAATGAGACGTGAAGCAGCCCCAGCACAGTTGTCAATCAACTCATCATCAAGGGTGTCAGCCGTCCCAATTCTGAGGGCGGCTTTGATTTGATTTCTGGTCGCGTAGCCATTGGTGATGCTCATGGTGTTCCCATGTTACTTCACCACAACAGGTGGAAACTCTTGACCAGGCACAATCTCATAGTGATTCACAAAAGTACGGAACAAAGCAACATCAGCCTCACCTTGTGGATGAGGTTGAAATGATACCGCCTCTGGATGCCGCCAATGAATAAACCTTTGAGTGGTATCAAACTCAACCCGCAAACCAGCCTTGCGGAACTCCATCCACTGAATCCAATCGCTGTACATGCTGCGCCGAGCAGGATAAGCCAAATGAACATTCCGCCTCAGAACCGTCATGCCTGCCATCGGATTAGTTGTTGAAGTCAAAATACCTGAATAGCCATCAGGGCTTGCCTGAAACGATTCCCCATGCTGGGTACGACCAGCAATCGAGATAACATCACAATCACGATCCAAGCCGACCAACGCATCAGGCAACATGATCTGATCAACCCCTGCCGGTACAACCCAATCACAAGACGATGCTTCAACAGCCTCATTGACACCATCCCAGAACAGTTCCTTCGTGATGATGTTCCGAATGGATGAAGGCACAGGCAAAGGAACCAACGATGAAAGGATCACCTCATCAGGTTGAGGGTTCATCGCCTCAATCATCGCAACATACTGCTTGCCAAACTTCTCCCAGTATTCAATCGAACAACAATGCGTCAACAAGAAACTCATCGCTTCACCCTCCACGACTCAGGATGCAAGTCGTTGCGAATCCACCAAGGCCAATCAGCATCAAGTTCAACCTGGTTCATCACTTCACCATCAATGAACTTCCCCTCAGCGAAACAAGCCTCAATCATTGTGCGCGTGTCACCCACGTTGTATTCCTGATGCGAGAACTCAGTCAACTTATTCACACACCAATCCACCCCACCCATCCAACCAAGATGAAACCCGCCAAAAGCGACAGGCATATTGATCCGATCAAATCTGCGCATCCAATCCAAAGAATCAGCAGCCTTCCCACGAGTGCCACCAATCATCGTGTAATGCAACGGGCGTTCCCAATGAACACTGAAAGCAAAGTTCCGCATCATCGCTCGATGCCAACCCTGAGCAAAACTGTCCACCATCCGAGGATGCCAAATCTCATCCACATCCGACACAGTGATCACATCATCAGCCTGACAACCAAGCCGATCAAACTCAACCAACAACTGGTCACGAGTTGCCTTCTCAACAGTCCAAGGATTGTGATGTCTTGGTGTTTCAAAGTCCACCCAATGAATCAGATCAGCCCACCTGGCAAACCGTTCACGATCTGCACGTTGGCGTGGCTTGCCGGTGAAAGTCTTGTCACCCTCAACAATCACCATGACATCAACAGTGTCAGCCAACTCCCACAAACGACACTCAAGAACATCAGCCTCACCGTTGTATAGAACACCATCAAAGACGCGCATCAATCCCACCCGAGTGTTCGTCGTCGACCCAAATCCCAAGCCCCTGCATCAGGTATTCCTGACCGCCATCGCAAGTCGTGGAGATTGCTGTTGTCTGCGAAGCTGCGGTTGTTCTTCTCGCCAAACGCAGGATTCGCCTTGAGCGTTGACGAATTGTCATGCTCAACTTCAGCATCCGAAACCATGACAGAGATGTTGAATGCTTTCGCACGTTGCTCATAGTCGTTGTCCTCGAAGTAGGCGGGAACGTAACACTCCGAGAATAGACCGATCTTGCTCACCACATCCTGCCCAACCCACACACACGACCAGTTGTGTTGGGTGCGAACAATCATTGTGTCATCGCAGTCATCGTAGAAGTGTTGCAGTTCTCCAGGCTTGAACCAGGCATCCGAGTTCAACATGATCCAGCCTCGTGCGTGAGGGGTTGCTTTGATACCAAGATTCCATGATGGTGCGACACCGAGGTTGGTTGGCATTGACCAGACGTGATAGTTGCTGACTAGCCGCCTATCAATCACCCAAGGATAAAATTGCAGGCTGGACTCGCCGCCGTTGTCAATGATGATCAGATGTTCAACGGGATAGTCAATGGATTGCAGGCACCGTTCCAGTAGGTCATACCGGTTCAGGACGGGGATGATGA